ATTGGAGTAACCACAGGTGCTGCGCGGGTGCCTTGCGCCAAAGCAGCAGCAGTACGTCCAAGTTGTGCTGGCAATGCTGTTCCTGCTGCAATTCCAGAAGTCAACTCACCAACAAATTTTTCAGTACCAGATTGTGGTACTGCTATTCCAAGTCTAGTCAAAAGATCGCCCAAAGCCGCTGAAGGCTTTTGCATTTGAGTTCCAAACGTCTTATTCAGCAAATTGACAACTGGGTCAGCAACGGTCGGGGCTAATGTTCCAGCAGCAAAACCAGCTAGCGCACCGGGTGGCCCACCCATTGCAGAGCCAGCCGCAGCGCCAGCCACTGGCAAAGCCAAAGCGCGAGTTACTGCTCCCATCACGCCTGGTGTTGTGGTCTCTGGCTCAGGTGGCGGTGCTTCTCTAATTTTTCCGGGAATATTTGAAATTGAAACTTGTAACTGAAGTCTTGTAATTTCATCAGCAAGAAGCCGAGCAGCTTTGGTGTCACCTGCTTTATCAGCATTCAATAGCGCATCTTCAAGTTCTGAAATATTCGCCATGTTCTTTCCTACTTGCTTTTGTATTTTTTAAGTGCCGCATCTACTGCTGCTGCTTTAGCTGGATTTGTTACGACTGGAGCGCTTGGTGGTGTTGCAGAAGGTGGTGCTTTTTCTTCAATAGCATCATAGAAATCTTGAATGCTTGGGATACGTCCTTTGTAACCTCTTAAAGAACCGTCACCTGGCCCTTGCACATATTTAAGCATTGCTTCACGATCTTTTGCTGACTCTTGCATTTGAGTCACAATTGCCTTCAATCTTCGAGCGTTATCAGCTTGTGGTGCTTTTTGGTCATACGACCTTGCCAAAAATGCTTCTCCTTCAGCCCGTGTAAATTGAGCGCCAATAGTGGCTCTCAATCCTTCTTGGATGACACGTTCTGCATTTGCTCTTGCTTCTACAGAAGTTTGAGTTACAAAAGACTGCACCACATCTGGAGTCAATCCAAGCACTGGGCCAGTAATGCGTTTTTGTGTTTCTAAAATATTGACAACAGCATTAAGTTGATTGATACGAGATGCCGCTTTAGTTTTGTCTCCAGATAGCCAATCAACTGCCAAAGGCGCAAACCTTTTGTCCATTTCCTCCTCTAACTTTGTTGCAATACGAGGCTGACCGGGTATGTTGACAACGGTACCGGGAGCCGTTGGAGCAAACGTAGATTCTTTTGTAATCTTGCTTCTTAAGGAGAGAATTCTTGGATCATTTTCAGATGCGCCACCTTTTACTAAATCGGCAATTTCACCGTACAACTGCATGACCGTTGATGGAGGAGTTGGTTTTTGGCCTTCTTCACCTTTAACTAATTTAGGTTCTTTGCCAGACTCTACAAAGAAAGTCCCAGTCAACGGTTTGCCTTCTGCATCTGTAATTCCGAACGCAATTTTGTCAGCAGGAGATGAAATTGTTTTACCACCAACTGTTGGCGCACCAAACATGGCATTGGCTGCTTTTTCGTATTTGTCGCCAAGAGCCAATGTAGACATTCGCAAAGTTTCCAAAGCAAAATCAGGCGCTTGTTCAATGCTATCCAACAGCAGTTTTAAGCCTTGTTTTTTTTGCGGGTCTGTTTCTGCATTCAAGCGTTCACGAACTCTGTTCATGGCAATTTCTGGCTTTTTTGATTTCAAAGCCGAACAAACTTCACCAGCAAACAAAGCTTGATTTTCTCTCTGTTTATCAGAAAGAGCGGCATCTATGGCCAAAAGGTTTTGAACTTGTGCAGCAGGCAAAAACCGAATCAGTTGGCGAGTATCATCTTGAGTTCGTTGGTCAGTTGGTTTGGCTAAATATGCAGAAAACGCAGTATCTGCCAATGCTTTTTGATCAATTGCCGCTTGCTGTTGAACCCGAGCCGCATCCATGTCGCCCATTGTTGCGCCCAACTTCAACCCGGATACAAGGTTCTCAAAAGGGCTCGAAACACCCGGAATTTGATATTGAATTGGTTGAACCATGATTATTGTGGCCCGGTTGCTGACATAGGGTCATTGGAAGCATAGAAAAGGTTATTAAACTCACCATTTCCACTGACCGGTGATCTGAAAGTACTGTCAAACCCGCCAAAACCTTTGAACCCAGGCAGACCAAACTGACCAGTTCGACCGTAGTTTATGCCCGCCATTTGCAATGGCAGACCCAGCAGGTTTGCAAATGGTGCTGCACCGGCCAATTCACCACCAGCCTGAGCTGCACCTTGTTGAGCAAGCAGGTTAGCCACGTTAGCGCCTACAGCACCAGCCTGTGACGCTTGACCAGTCGCAGAGGCTTGACCGCCTCGGTACAAAGCCTCAGACACGCCAAGACCTGTTCCAGCAAAGCCTCCAAGACGGGCGTATTGCTTGTCAATTTCTTGTTGCAGCAATTGTGGCCGAAACTGAGCCAATGCGCCTTGGATGTTTCCTCCACGTAGACCGCCAGTAGCTGATGCCCTTGACAGTAATGCTTCTTCACCTTGCCTAACGTTAGCTTGAAACCCTGCACTGCCCTCAATGCCTGCAATGGCTTGCTGTTGTGCATCTGGGCCAAGTAGACCAGCCAATGCTTGCTGCTGCTGAAAGGCTTGCTGACCAGCCTGCTGGAACGGCTGGAATTGATTGATGGCACCAGTGCCTGCTTTAATGTAGGGTGCAAGTAACTGCTGAACAGCTTCAAACTGTCTGCGCTGTTCGTCAATGCCGCCTTGCGCTGCACCAGCTTGAGTTGAGGCTGCGCTGCTTGTGGCGTCTGAGGATATTACGCTGCCAAGCAATGAAGAGCCTATTAAGCCCATAGTTAGATCAGGCATGATCAAACTCCTTCATGTAATCTTCAAATTTTTCACCATACAACGCCATAATTTCATGCGCTATCTTGGTGGTTTTTTGTGTTCCGTGACAAAGTGCAACCGCCATTAGCACTACATCGTAGTAACCGGCACGCCAAACAAAGGACTTGGCATCTGCTTTTCCAGTGCGTTCAACATGATCTGATGCTTGCCATTTCAAAATCATGGTGGCAACAACTGGCGCTAAATTGTAAGAATTGGCTATCCAGAATGAATTCTGGTTCATGCCAACCAGCGTATTCCAGATCACCGTATTGAGGTCTTCGCGCTCTACCGAATCGCCATCTGCTACATCGTCAAAGACTTGGATGGCTCCATACAGCATGAGTAGCCAATCAACGGCTGGCGCAGGCAGAATCCTTTGAAGATTTTCTTTTAGCCAGTCGGTCATGCACAAGTCCTGTTTAGGGCAGGCTGCTGGATGCCATAACTCAGCGTCATCATTTTCCCACATTTCATCATTTCGTCAATCCATGTCGTATTCGCGATCTTCCCACGCCTGACAAACCCGCATATCGTTACAGATAAAGTTTAGCTTCTTGCAGTGACCCCTGAACCCTGCGCCCTTGTCGTAGGTAGCAAGCGGGATGCGCTCAATCCTGATTTGGGTCATAAAACTGTTGTCGTAATACTCGCAGTTCGAACAGTGCTTGCGCCTTGCGTCTTTCTCGTCGCACTGCATCGCCTCGGCCAGCCCAACGTAAAACTCTTTGTTTGCGCCTGGCTCGTTGGTCGGCACTTCAGGGCCATAGTTCCAATCTTTGACCGCAATAGAGTAATTTTTCTTATTCTCTGCATTGGTCAAGAATTCTTCGTCCATTGGCAAGCCAGTAAAGCCGCGTGGAATCATCATAAATTCTTTCATTTCTGCTCCTAGGTAATTTCGCGCCCGTTGGCTCTTATGGTCAAAGATGTCGCAGCACCAGCGAGGGTCGAGATAAATCCACTCGGCTCTAGCGCCTGGCCAACCAATTCAGGAAAGGTGTAGGTCTCGTCAGGAGCAAGGCTGCGGGTATCCACAATCAAATTGGTCACGCCTGCACTGCCGCCACTGGTTACCAGATTGACGCTAATCGCCACGTTGCCTGCCGTGGTGTTCGTGGCAGTGAACTTGTCAATGATCGTCTTGCAGTTGGTCGCCGTGTACTGCGTGGTCTGCGTGTTTTCAGCCTGCTTTGCTGGAATCAGCACCTTAATTGTTACGGTCATATCTACCCCTTATGTGGCTTCGCCGCCGCTAGCGATGATGGTCAAGCCTGTTGATACCGCCTGAATCTGTATTGTGTCGCCTGCGTTCAGAACTTCAATTCCGTTGTATTGCAAAGCGTTATTTGCGGGTACAGGAACATCGTAAAGGAAAGCATTCCCGGTTCCTGCCGATCCTGCTGATGGCACAAAAAACACACGAACGTTTATGGCTGCTGCCGTGGTATTGGCGATGCTGAATTCTTTGACCAAAGCGCGGGTGCTGGCCGGTACTGTGTACAGGGTAGTCACGCCAGTTGTGATAGCGGCTTGTCCGAATTTAACTGGGGTGATTACATCGAAAGCCATGTCAGCACCTGATTAGATCGCACCCTTGCGGTTTGGTTTGCATACGGCAAGATGCCAACCACATCATGCGCCAACTCAATATTGTTACGCACAGGAGCAAGCGCAAGCAAGTCCAGTGATTGTGCCAGCACACTGATTTGCGATAACGCTTCATTTGCAGTCGCCGCAGCGGTGTCTGCCTGAAACTCGAAATCAGTCCCGACAATTACCTGCAACGTGTCAACAGTCGAAAACAGAAGCTCGAACTGTCTGATTTGCTGTTGGTCAGTCAAGAACTCCGCAAGCTGGTCACGGGTCAGGTTTAGCCTGCGGGAGATGGGTGCGGTAGCCATCAGTACGCCAATGCTTCAATCTGCGCCTCTAAGCGCACATAGGACACGTGAGCATCACTGTCGCCCCGGAAACGCTGAATGCGCCAGTTCCTCATATGTCCTTGCTGGAACCATGTAAGACGCTTCTTGGTGTTGCCAATTGTGCCAACAGAGATAAACTTTTCTTGGCTGTATGCTTTGCCGTCAACGCTATAGCTGGTGCTGATTTGCGGGTTCTTGCCGAGCGCAATGCTACCCGTCAGGCTGACAAGCTCAAGTTCGTTAAATATCGCCCCGTTGCTCTCGTTGTACACAATCAACGTTCCGAACTCCCACCGGACTTGCTGGCCCCAGTGGTGGCCTGTATCCTGCACCAGATACCCGATGTTGCTCGATTGCGGATCACCCACGGTCCATTTGTCGTAGACCCACACCAAGTTTCTTGCAAGGTATTGAGCAAGACCATTCAGGGTGCTGACTAAGACAAACCAGACCGGCGTCTGCAAAGCCTCTGATGCGGCTGCGTCATAAACTAGCGTCTGGTCTGGCAAATGAACATAGAGGTGCTGGTGGTTCTTGTCGTTTCTCGCCTCCAGCTTGACTAAAGACAGTTGCCCTTCGCTGTATTGAAGCAGGATGTTGTCGATTTCTTGAGTGCTCACCTTTTGGGTAGTTGCGGCTGCACCCACGTAAATGGATGGAGCTTCATTTCTCCCACTTCCCAAAAATGCTATCCGCTCAATAAAGACACAACAAGCCTGCGTTCCGATCACGCCCTTTTGTAGCTGTGCGCCATCAATCCTTGCGAATGGGAACAACTCGCCGCCCACGTTGTCGAACACCTCGATGGTGTTTCTGTTCAAAGCATAGACTTCGTTTCGCAGCTTAAGCAAAGCAACCACAGGGTTC